CGAGAGCTACTTCAAGGAAGGGGAAGCCGCCTACCAGGTGTGAAGGACGTGAGAGGTATGTCACTGATATGACTGGAGGTCGAATTGTGGAAGTATCGGAAATCTTGGGGAAAAGTTGGGGAATCGTTGGAGGTGGGTGGTTTGGCACTAAACTGTGGAAAAATGCCGAGTGCGCGCGTGGTGTGTCACTGGTTTGATTGGTGCCAAATCACGCGCTTGATGCTTCGAACGTTAAGGGAGGCTACCAGATGACGGATATAAATTCAAGATCGGAAGTGGACGAGGTCAGGGCAAGGATGTCAATGGCTGTCGGAAAGCTGTCCCCTGGTGACTATCAGCTCGTCAAACAGGGGATCTTGCCATTTTCGGAGGAGATCGAAAGGATAAAGCGAGCCGGCTACTCCTCGTTCTTTAAGGCGAAGCCGATCGGCTTCTTAGGCTGAGTCGGGTCCGCACGTTTCATCTGCATGAGCAGGATGCTTATTTGGGAGACGTGCTGTATTAGTTCGACAGGATCTCCTTGCTCGGTATGGCCGTAAAAGGTTATCAGGGAGGGGTCATCATAGCCTATATCTTCTAAATGGAAAATAACCGTCTGTCCGAAGCTCACGAGGCGAACGCCTACCTCGTGCTCATGGTCAAGGCCAGAATCGAAATCATTGATCCACTCAACGAGCCTCTCGTAAAAATCACTCGCCTGATTTTGTTCTGGTCTCATGATCCGGCTAATTACCTTATCCATGTCGCTTCTATCCTTCATGCTCACCTCACTAAACGCCTGACCAGGCGGCCTACCACGCGAAGACGCTCAGCTGCGTCGCCTTGGAATTGTTCGGGTTCATACCGGGCGTTGTCACTTCTTACGATCACCGTGCCATCGATCTTTTTCTGAATGCGCTTGACCAGAAGGGAGTCTCCCGACTGCAGCACGTAGATCGAGTCGTTTTCGATCCGCGCCACTCCCATGTCGATCAGGATCAGATCGCCGTCGGCGAGGTAGGGCTCCATGCTGTCACCGACCACGCTTATGACGGCAGCCTGCGCGGGTGAGAGGCCGAGCGTAACCTTTAGCCACTCCGCCTTGAACGTCAGGTGGTCGACGATCTGCTCGCTTTGCACCACCGCGCCGCTGCCGGCGCTGGCCGCGATCTCATAGCGCGGCACTTGGACGTAACCCTCGGGCGGCCACGCCTGGTGTTCTTGTACCTCTCCTGTTTTTTCCCCAGAAGCAAGCCAAGCCAAACTAACGCCAGCAGCGAGCGCGATCTTCTCCAAGGTATCTAGCGGAGGGAATGTGTCTCCCGACAAATATCTACGCAATGAACCTTCAGAAACGTCGCATCGCTCAGCGAACGTCCGGTTCGACTCCCCTTTCATTGCCTCTCTCAGGCGGTCCTTTAGTTGGTCAGATTTCATAGGCTTTATCTGACGCAATATCTGACGCAGTTTGTGTCGTGGTCGGATATTTGTAAGTATTTGAAAACAAAACATTACCTCCGTGGAAAAGTCTTAGTGCGACGCAAAAGAAATCTGACGCGTAGAAAATGGTTGACGTGCGTCATTTATGGCGGTATTTATTGACGCAGCTGTAAAACTTAGTTGGCCCAACGCCAACCCTCCAAGGAGACCACCCCATGGCAGTCGAAGTGGACGAAAGCTTAGTTCTGTTGATGCACGACACGTTACGAACCTGCGCAAACGCGGTCGAGATGAACGGCCCCGCGCAGTACATGCTGGCCCAGGAGATTGCCGACCAGGGCAAGCCGGTTGATGAGGTCACCCTGGGCGAGCTGCAGGGCGCCATGGAGCGGGTGGACGTGCGCTACCACCGCATGACCGCTCGCCTCGACAAGCGCCCCTGCAATATCTACCGGAAGGTCATGCCCCAAGGGGTCTGCGTCCAGGGGAGCTGGTACACCGGCCCGGAGATCGCCGACCTGGTTGGAGAGGAAGTCACCATCGAGATCTATCCGGAGAATTCCCTGACCCTGGTTGCCAGGCATGGCCAGCGCTGCTTTCAGCTGCACGCCATGGAAGCTCAGAAGCCCATTACCACTTGGCTCAACTCTGCTCAGGCCGAGATCACAGCCGCCATAGAGAAGGCAGGATCTCAGCCCGGTCAGATCGCCGTCGACTGCAGGGGAGTCGGTGAGTTTGTCGCTTGTGAGCTTGAGAAGGCCGGCTTAGAGGTCACCCGAGTTTGGCCTAAAGGGCCTTTTAAGCACGACGTACCGACAGGCTGGAGGTGCAGTGCCTCTAAACGTCCTTCAGCATCGGAAGAAGCTCAGCAAACGCCTCAGCCGCATGATCCTCACCTTGGGCCTGCAGCCACTGAGCACCCTGGTCAAGCTGAGATCTGAAGATCTCCCTATCAAGCGCGCCCGAAAGGGCAAGAGAGCGGGACAAGCAGGTTACGGCGGTGTGCAGGGCAAGAAGTTTCCCATCAGTACAAGACATACGTTTTCCTCCAGGAGTCAGTTATGAACCGCAAGGTAAAAGCCCTACTCATTGAGCGGGGGATCAAACAGAAGGAGATCGCCGAGGAGTTGGGGGTGAAGCGCGCCACCGTCTCCGGGGTGATCAACGGGTTCCACTCCTCAGAGCGCATCAAGCGGCATATCGCTATGCGGCTGAACAAGCCCTACGAGCGGCTTTGGGGCAAGGCGGCCTGAAGCGGCACTATAGACGATCTTAACCTCGTCTGCAATGAAAACCGTAAATCAAGATTTGTAATTCTGAGTTGAACCAAGGGGGGCTCTCCATGGTGGGTGGAGAAGCAGAAACACATTATAGCGCCAAAGAGCTGGCCGGTCTTCCGGGACTGCCAAGCACCGAAAGCGCTGTTATCAGAAGGGCAAAGGCCGAGACATGGGCTGCTCGCCCAAAACCTGGGGTACGTGGCGGTGCTAGGGAATACCCGCTGAGCTGCCTTCCGGAGGAGACCAGGCAGCACCTGCGCCAGTTGCAGGCGCGTGATGCGGTGAACGGCAGCGAGGGTGAAGCCGCCGCGATCCTGCAAAGCCTCGGCGTGAACCCCGAGAGCGAGACGGTCAAGGAGGCGGTGAAGGCGGGACGGGCGGCCCGGACGCGCATCGATGCGGAGAACGAGGCGCAACGCCGCATGAAGGAGCTCTCCCTGGCTCGCTTCAACCAGCTGCCCGAGAAGAAACAGCGCTCCGGCAACGCCCGGCGCAAGGTCATGAAGGCCTGCACCGCATTCCTGGTAGCTGCGGGGCAGAAGCCGGGCAACAAGAAATGGATGGAGATCTTCGCCAAGGAGTACAACGCCGGCTATGTCCAGGTACCCGAGTGGGTGCGGGAGGAGATCACTAGCGTGAGCGCTCGGTCCATCTATCGCTGGCAGGAGAAGTACGATACAGGCGGCATGTACGCCCTGGCTGACGGCTACGTGACGTCGGCAGGGAACTCCTCCCTGACCAAGGATCAGCAGGACCTCGCCGTGGCCATGCAGGTGCAGTTCCCGGGGTGCTCGGTCAAGAAGGTGCTGACGGCCCTGGAGGCCCGAGGCATGGCCGCGCACCGCGATACAGTCGCCCGGTTCCTGAAGACCTGGCACAAGCTGAACGCGAGCCTGTTCCTCTTCCTCACCAACCCGGACGAATGGCGCAACAAGCACATGCTCGCCTTCGGAAACGCCTCCGAGGCGGTCATGCGGCTGAACCAGGTCTGGGAGATGGACTCGTCTCCCGCCGACCTGCTGCTTGAGGACGGCCGGCACACCGCCATCGCGGCGATAGACGTCTACTCCAGGCGGCCCAGGCTCCTCATTTCCCCCTCCTCCAAAGCCACGGCGGTCGCCGCTCTGATGCGACGCTGCATCATCGAATGGGGCGTCCTGGAGACGCTCAAGACCGACAACGGCAAGGATTACGTGGCCGCGCACATCGAGCGGATCGTGGAGGCCCTGGAGGTGGAGCACGTCCTGTGCCCCCCCTTCACCCCGGAGTGCAAGCCGCACGTCGAGCGCTTCTTCCACACCTTCTCCCACGGCATCGTGGAACTCCTGCCGGGCTATGTCGGTCACTCGGTCGCCGACAGGAAGGCCATCGAGGCGCGGAAGTCCTTTGCCGACCGGCTGATGAAGCGGGGAGGGGAGCCGGTGGAAGTGAAGCTCACCAGCGTGGAGTTCCAGAAGATCTGCGACCGCTGGATCGACGCCATGTACATGCACGATACCCACCAAGGGCTTAATGGCAAGACTCCCGCCGAGATGGTGCGCGAGTGGACCTCGCCGATCCGCGTGGTGACCGACGTGCGGGCGCTCGATGTGCTGCTGCACCCGGCGCCAAAAGACGGCGGTTTCAGGATGATCGGCAAGAAGGGTGTCCAGGTCGACGTGCGCTACTACCAGTCCGTCGAGTTCGCCCCCCTGGTCGGGACGCGGGTCAGAGTTCAGGTCGATGATACCGACCTGGCTCACGCCTACATCTACAGCGAGAAAGGCGAGTTCATCTGCACGGCCGAGTGCCGCGAGTGGTCCGGCATCTCTGGGGCCGATCTGGCGGCGCACGCCAAGGCGAAGCAGAAGGCGATCATGCAGGAGCAGAGGAAGGAGTTCAAGGAGCTGGCCAAGAAGGCCAAGGCGGAGACGGTGCCCGAGGACATCCTGCGCTACCGCGAGGACCGGATAGCGACGATTGCGGAGTTTCCGAAGCAGACTGTGCCGCACGTCACGCCGGCACTGGAAGAAGCCGCAAAGGCGGTCATGGAGCGGACCACGAAGGCGAGCACGGCGGCGCCCGAGCCTTACGAGCTCGCCGCCGAAGTGCTGGCAGGCGAGGAGCGGCGGCGTCAGAAGGTGGTGAGCCTCGCCGAGTCGCGCAAGCTGCGCGATGTCACCAGCCCCACGGATGTCTATTACATGATCCTGGACCGGATCAAGGCGGGGACGGTGACACCTTATCAGCAGCAGTGGAAGAAGGATTACGAGTACTGGGAGGACAGCACGAAGAAGGTGGGGCTTTTAAAAGCAGATCCTTACTGCCTGCGCGATCCGGGAGAGCAGCAGGACACCAGGCTGGAAAACGAACAATGAAAAAACCGCCAGTGGTAGGGCCACCGGCGGATTCAATACCCCTTTAAGGGGAATCCAACAAGACGGGAGGAAGTATAGCAATGAAATTCGGGACGGTAAAGACCAAAGATGTCAGGAAGTTCTCTCAGAGCATAGACGACGTGCTGAACGTATCCAGCGGCGTCGAGGCCACGAAGATGGCGGTCCTGTGGGGGCACGCCGGCACCGGCAAAACTACGGCGCTGGCGCACATGGTGTGCGTCTATGACGGGATCTACATCCGGGCCATGAGCTGCTCCACGGTGACCAGCATCCTGGGCGACCTGTGCAAGGAGCTGGGGGGCAAGAGGATGTGCCGGCGCACCGACATGATCGAGTTCATCGCCGAGGAACTGACCCGCGACAACCGCGCGCCCAGGCCAATCTTCGTGGACGAGGCCGATTACTGCTTCCGCAGGTTCGACATGGTCGAGGCGCTCCGGGACATTCACGACATCGCCAAGGCCTCGGTGATCCTGGTCGGGATGGAGAACATCGCCAAAGCGATCCGCAGCCATGAGCAGATCGCCCGCCGGGTCATCAAGTGGGTGAACTTCAGGGGGCTCGACCTGGAGGATACCACCAAGGTCGCGGCGGAGCTGTGCGAGGTGCCGCTCTCCCCCTGCCTCCTGGACTATGTGCACCGCGAGACGCTCGGCAACATCGGCCGCGCGGTGATCGCCCTGGAGAAGATCGAGCAGTTCGCCCTCGCCAATGGCTTCGATGGCCCGGTGACCGCCGCCGCTTGGGGAGAGAGGCCACTGTACTTCGACCAGCCGACCTTCAAGACCGGTAAATTCAAGGACTCCAGCCGCGCCCGCTAGACTGCAATGGCACGTTTTTTTGATTCGGAGGTTTTGTGAAACAAAGGAAGCAGATGAGACAGCCCAAGCTGGACCCGATGAAGAAGATGCTGTGGCAGAGCATGCGGATTTTCAAGGCAGGTTTCACGGTACCAACGCTGCTGCAGGTTGTGCCCGGCTCGACGCCTTCGGGCGTCAGTCGCTGGGTCATGGACCTGGAGCGGCACCAGATCATTACGAGGATCGGCGGGACGCCGGCTGCAGGGCAGCATCAAAAGTTCAAGATGGTCAACAAGCGTGAATCCGTAACATATCCATTTACATGCACTATTTGCGGAAACCCCCTGCACCGGAAGTGCATTTTTTTTGACTCCCCCAAAAAAGAGACACAGACACAGACAGAGAGAGGTGGGACAGAAAAGAGAGCGCAGGCGAAGTTCGCCGCCATGACAAAGCTCACCCCGGAGGAACTGGAGCAAGCGGAGGCCGAGCTTTGGCCCAAGAAGGAGAAAACCACCCCCAGAGACGCAGAGCCAGCCGCCACCGACTACCCGGACGAAGGGTATCACGTGATTCCCGAGGGCCTGAAGCGGCGGCTTGAGGAGACATACCAATGACGCGACCTGACAGCATGCAGCTCCTCCGGGAAGCTTGCGAGGCAACGTCACAGGCCGATGTCGCGCGGAAGCTGGGCTATTCCCCCTCTGCCATCAACCAGGTGCTCAAGGGCAGCTATCCCGACCCCGCGAACATCCTGGCCCTGGTGGAGAAGGAGTATCGCAAGGAGGCGACCATCAACTGCCCGGTAGTCGGGCCGATCACGCCGGCCAAGTGCATCGAGCACCGCAAACGGCCCTTCGCGGCCACCAACCCGACCCGCGTTGCGCTGTACCGACGCTGCCCGAGCTGCGGAGGCAAACCGTGAAAATATCAATCATCTGCCTGCCGGTCGTTTTCTACCTCGGGTTTCTTACCCGCTGCCTGATCACCATCAGCTGCAGGCGTATCGGGGAGCACTATTTGCGGCGGTTCCTGGCGAAGCGCCCGCACTTTTAACGGAGGATCATCATGATTAAACGCGAGTTCAACGAGGGCAACGGGATGTTCAAACGGATCTTCAAATGGATCAAGTGCCAAAAGTACCGCGAGTATCGCCGGATCAGCGATCACCGCGCCACCAGCCTTGCGGTCCAGCTCACCCTGTCCGGCTCCCTCACACCTCACCGGGCCATATCCAGCGTCAGCAGCAAGTAGGAGTTGAGAGATGGCGATTGTCGAGGGCGCAAAGATCAACGCACAGGGGGAGATTCCGGGGGGCGGGCCTGAGTGGGCCTGCGGGAAGTTCGGACAGGAAGGGCACGATTACATGACCTGCCCGCACTGCAAGGAGTGGTTCAACACCTACATGGCGGCCAAGGCCAGCATCAGAAAGGCTGCATAACTAAACAGGACAAGGAGAAGCAAGGATGGCAAGCACAGCAACTCAAGTACCGGCAGGATACATGAAGGACGCCATGGGGAGGCTGGTCCCCGAGGAGATGGTCAGGGAGATAGACAAGCTCCGCGACCAGACGGTGCGCCGGATCGTCGCCGTGGCGCTGGCCACCGCCGAGGCAGTCAAGCAGTTCAAAATGACGGCAGACGCTGACATCGCGGCCTTCACCAGCATCTCCGCCGAGGACTACGGCACCAACCTGGGCGGCGTCAAGGGGAACATCACCCTCAGGAGCTACGACGGCAAGTACAAGGTCTGCAGGGACATCGCAGAAAGCCTGGTCTTTGACGAGCGCCTCCAGGTTGCCAAGGCCCTGATAGACGAGTGCATCAACAGCTGGGCCGAGGGCTCCGACGCCAAGATCCGCACGCTGATCCTGGACAGCTTCCAAGTCGACAAGCAGGGCCGGGTGAACACCAAGCGCATCTTGAGTCTCAGGAAGCTCAACATCGACGACCCCACCTGGAAGCGCGCCATGGACGCCATAGGCGAAAGCGTCCAGGTAGCCGGTTCGAGGGCTTTCATCCGCATCTACGAGCGCCAGGAAGACGACAGCTACAAGCTGATCAACGTCGATCTGGCCTCGCTGTAGTGAGGTGCTTTATGAAGCCTCCCTACTACCGCGTCACTGCGGATTGTCCCGAGTGCGGCACTGTCGAGGTCGAGCGTAAACCGCACCGGCTGGCCGGGCAGAGGCTGGATTCGGGCGGGATCGTTCAACCGGAGCCGCAAAGCATCGTGCACACCTGCGGCTATCACGCCAAGGTAACCAGCGCCGTGCTGGTGAAGAAAGAGGTGGCCTGATGATGTGGATTCCCTGCGCCAAGCAGCTCCCCGACAGCGACCAGACTGTCATGACCTACGACCCGAACAGCAACGAGCCGGTCTGGCCCGGCTACCACGACGGGGAGCAGTGGTGGTGCATTTCGGGGCTGGCCCTGCCGGCCCCCAGGGTGACCCACTGGATGCCCTTCCCGGAGCCTCCGCAGGTATAGGTGCGAAACAGGGCGAGAGCCCTGTCATCTGGAGGTGGCGCTCCAGGTCTGATGATGCAGCCAAAGGGAGATGATCGATGCTCGACCCGACCAGCCTAGAAGTCAACCTGCTCGCCTTTCTGGCCGGCTACATGTTTATTCGCTGCATAGCGAGGTGAGACGTGATCTGCCGTTCTGAGCCCTGCAAGTACCACGGCTGGCTGCTCCTGGAGGAGTGGTGCCGCCACCCGGAGCACCTGGAGCAGCTCCACCCCGGCCGCGCCTGCGCCCTGATGGCTGCAGGCGGCAAGTGTCCGAGCTTCGTGGACTGGGAGGCGAAGGTGATGCCCGGCACAGAGCCGCCCTGGCCGATGCCGGTGGTGATGCAGCAACTGATAGCCGTGATAGCGGTATCGACAGCAGAGGAACTAACGGACTCGGCTTGTGCGGCGCGGCCGCACGAAGCCGTGGTTAGACATTTACAGGAGTTACCTTGGAAAAGATGGTGCTTGACCCCTGCTGCGGCAGCCGCATGTTCTGGTTTGACAAGCGAGATGCCCGCGTCGTCTTCGGTGATATCCGAAACGAGACGATCACGGTGACGGATAGGTCGCACAAAGAGGACGGCACGCGCACCCTGAGCATCGAGCCGGACATGCACATGGATTTCCGTGCGATGCCGTTCCCCGACGGCTCTTTCCGCCTGGTCGTGTTCGATCCGCCGCATCTGGTCAGGGCTGGGGCCGACAGTTGGCTGAAGGCGAAGTACGGCAAACTGGACGTGGCCACGTGGCGCGAAGATCTGCGGGCGGGGTTCGCTGAGTGCTTCCGGGTGTTGCAACCCGGTGGAGTGCTGATTTTCAAATGGAACGAAACGCAGATCAAGGTGGCGGAGGTTCTGGCGCTTACGGATCGGCGACCGCTGTTCGGTCATCCCTCTGGCAAGCGGAGCAACACCCACTGGATTACGTTTCTGGCTGTCTAACTAGTAATTGTCCCGGAGGCGGGATAGCAGCGGAGGGCTATCAACCGCAAACCCGCGCCAATAGCCACTTCCGCAGAGATAATGAAAACGCAAAAGCCGCCAGGAGGCGCAATGGCAACCCCGAACCAAATCAAGAAAATTCACGCACTGAAGGGCGCGCTGAAGCTGGACGACGAACTGTACCGCGAGCTGCTCGGCGGCTTCAAGGTGAAGAGTTCCACCAAGCTCTCCATCCCCAAGGCCGAGGAGCTGATCAAGCACCTCGAAGAGAAGGCGGTCGCGGCGGGTGTCTGGGAAAAGCGAAAGCCGGCTCGCGCCGCGAAGACAAGCCGGAAGCTTGCCGATGATGACCAGAGCAAGAAGATCCGCTCCCTTTGGCTCCAGCTGCACCAGGCAGGCAAGGTGCAGAACTCAAGCGAGGAAGCCCTCGCTACATACGTGAAGCGGATGTCCAAAGTCGCGGCATTGCAGTGGCTGAGCGTTAAAGAGGCTTCAACGGTTATTGAAGCCCTCAAGAAATGGCTGGCGAGGTGATTAAATGGATCAGATAACATCAGGAGATAGAGCTGCGCTTAAATGTCTGCCGGCTGGCTGGTTTACCATCAACAGCCTGTCGCCCTTCGCAATCAGACGCCCGAAATGGCGGGTTCGCAGACTGTTTGCGCTTGGCCTCCTGGAAAAAGAACCGAATGTGGCAACTGGCACCCAATACAGAAAGGTCAAACAGTGATTCTCCACTGCCCCTGCTGCCACGCTCAATACAGCATCGAAGCCCTCACCCAGGACGCGGCCGCGCGCGAGCTCCTCGGCATGCGCGGCGCCATGCCGCCCAACCTGCTGAGCTACCTGACCCTGTTCCGCTCCGAAAAGCGGGCCTTGAGCTTCGACCGCGCCCTGAAGCTGGCCAAGGAGGCGCTGCAACTCTCCGCCGATCCGGCGCAGCTCGACGCGGCCATGGCCGAGACCGTCGAGTCGATGCGAGCCAAGCGTGAGCAGGGCCAGGGCAAGCCGCTCAAGAACCACAACTATTTGCGGCGCGTCCTGGAGAGCACCCCGGCGGGCGGCGCGGTCGCCGCTCCCTCCCGGGAAAGGGCGGCCACAGGCACGAGCAAGCGCGCTCAGACCCTCGAAGCTCTTGTCGCGTGGGCTGGCGCTGACTGGCTGCGCACCGAGATCTCCAACGGGTTACAGGCCCTGGTGGCGCTCTCCCTGGACAACACGCCTGCCGCCGACACCATCACCCGCACCGCCGACATCTGGAGCCACGTGCTCCTCAAGAGCATCACGCTGGACATCGAGGAGATCGACGCCCCCAGGGTGCGGCAGGCGTTCTCCGCGCTCCTCGCCAAAACCGGTGGCCGCTGGCCCGAGCCGAGCACCCTGAAGGACCTGATACCGAAACGCCCCCAGCGCCGGGCGGTGGAATACGTCGAGTCGGAAGACGCCCGCGAGAGAGGACGGGAGGCGGCCAGGGCGCTCAAGGCCGCCGTAGGAGTTAAATAATGTCGCTGATCATCGACTACTACCCGGAGACGCTCCGGGACATTCACGACAAGATTCTGTATGCCATCACCGGCGAGGAAGTCACCGCCCCGGCAGCCGCGATAGCCGTCCAGGTCACCGAGTGGATACGGCACAACTGGGCCGCCCGCACCCTCACCCGCAAATGGTGGGGGCTGATGGGAGGGGGGGCGGATGCGGGGCAGAGCGGCACCCTGATAGAGGTGTCCGTTGATCCGGTCCGCTCGCACCGTGGCCGGCAACTGCGCGCCGTCGCCTGGGGCATCCTCGCCACCAGCCCCGACGGCTGGCGCGACATCTGCCGCGTCGCCACTGTCATCGCGGTCGCGGTGGAATCGGAATGGTCCAGGACCACCATCTACATCCCCTCCGGCAAGGAGGTCGACCGGGCCATCCGCGATGCCGGGGTGTGGCTGGACTTCAGCCACCTGGACACCATCGACAGGGTCATCGCCAAATACGGGCTGTCTCAGCGGCAGATCTACGAGATCGCCCGGCGCGTCCAGGACGACCGGGACCTGCGGGAGCAACCCTCCTTCGGTTTCTAAATACCCGTTGACCTTTCTGCCGGATTGCTATACAAGGCAGAGTTGATTACCAAAAAAGCCCCTAATCCTCGTGATTTAGGGGCTTTCTTTTTAGCGATCCCGCAAAAGCCAAACACCCGCCAATCCTGTAAATTCCCCCCTGTCCATTGCAATTGAATCGGCCGCCCAGGTTCCTCTCCTTTCCTGGGCGGCCACCCTTTCCCCTGGAGGTCATATGCCCCTGTCGCAAGATCAACTCGTCGAGCGGTTCGAACGGCTGATATTAGCCAACGAACTCTCCAACAGCCTGGCCCACGCCTACAGGTTCAGCGACCCGGACGGCGTGAGAAGCGGCAAGTCGGGCTGGTCCTTTGGCCGCTCCCAGTTCGACGTGCAGAACAACCCGCTGGCCTTGAAGTGCCTGTCGGAGTGCGGCCTTGACGACACGGTCATCAAGGGGATCGTGAACCAGACCATCGACGTTGCCCCCTTCAACGCCAAGCTCCGCGCCGCCTCGGCCGTCATCGACCGTTACGACGCGGTTCAGTTCAAAGCCTGCATCTGCAAGGCCCAGGCCCTCGTTAAGAAGCACGGCATCGTGCTGGAGGGCGATATGGCGCTTCTGGCCATCGCGGACTACGACAACCAGTATTACCTGAGCGACCGCGACAAGCCCGGCTACCTGGTCCATTACCTGAAACGCCTCGGCCGCCCGGTGTTCGCCAGGGACATCCTGACCTTCAAGCTTTTGCACACCGCCTACGGAGAGAAGGCACCCGGCGACTGCAAGCGCCGTTACACCAACCTGGTTGACATCATGAAGGAGGCAGCATGACGCAACTCTACGCCCCGTCAAGCTACGTAGCCGCCTCCCCCCAGGTGCGCGCGCAGGTGGTGAACGGCTGCGGTCCCGGCGGCTGGAAAGTCGATTTGGTACCGGACCGCATGTACGGCCTCGACGTCTCCGCCGCCTGCGACATCCACGACTGGATGTACACCGTGGGCCTCACCCTGGCCGACAAAGAGGAAGCCGATCGCGTCTTCCTGAATAACCTGCTGCGCCTGATCGACTCGGCCCCCGGCTGGATCGGCCAACTCTGGCTGGTGAAGAAGCTGCGCCGCACCCGCGCGCGGGTCTACTACGAAGCCGTGCATCACTTCGGCGGCCCGGCCTTCTGGTCCGGTAAGAACCCCGAAGACAACATGGTCCCGGTACTACTTGCTGGCGCCGCAGTCAGCGGGAGGTAGCGAAACATGGCAGCCATCAACCTGACAGCCGGGGACACCCGGCCCAGCCGAATGACCTACAAGGTGAACGGCCGGGCGGTCGACATCACCGGCTATCAGTTCACGCTCAAGATCGGCTACGACCAGGCGGTGCTGGCCAAGGTCGCGGCTATCGTCGACGCCGCTAACGGGATCATCGAATTCCCCTGGGCACCCGCCGACCTGGTCGCGGGCAGCTGGGCGGCCGAGGTCCTGGTGGTGGATGCAGATGGCAAGGAGAAAACGCACAAGATCGCCGGGCGGCTGGCTATCGGCTCCAGGATGGAGTGATGCCGGTCATCTATCCCCAGGCGCTGCTGGAGTTCCAGGCTGAGCCGGTGCTTGGTTTAGTTCAGGACGATATCGCGCTGCTCTTCCTGGCTGAGACCGGTGATGTGAGCTTTAACCCCGAACCAGCCATGGCCTTTGATTTCTCGCCTTACACCGTGGTGCTCGTACCGGTGGACGGCGCGGCGCTGTACAACGAGGACAGCGGAGCCTTCCTCTTCAACGAGGACTCGAACGTATCGCTTTTTGCGGAGGAACCAACATGATTCGCACCTGTCTCATCCTCGCCCTGGTCGCGGTAGCGGCCACCTCTCACGCCGCCGATCCGCCGCAGGGGCAGAGCATGCTGAGCTACTTCCAGACCCGGTTGCCGGCCACCGTGCCCCCCGCGTCCACCGACACCATCCCGATCATGCAGGTCAGCGGCGCGGCCATGAGGATGGTCAAGCCCGCAGATCTAAGCGTCGGCAAAGTAGCGTCAACCAGCGACGGCGCCGTGGTCACCGTGAAGCAGGGGCCTACCGAGGCCGCGACCGCCAACAAGTTCGAGGTGCGCGACCACGCCGGCAACCTCACCATGGTCATCACCGCCACCGGAGCCATGCGGTTCTTCAACACCCCTTAAAGGAGGTTCGTCTTGGGCCACACCATTTTCATCCGCGACCTGGTCACCCCGAAGTTCTACACGGTACAGGTGCCCGACAACGAGGACGACCCGCACGGTCCGACTCACCCCGAGCAGAGGCAGACTCCGGTCCCGTCGCCGGTCTATCCGGCCAGCTTCACCAAGCGCGTCTGGTTCGCCAAGCAACTGGACTACTACGGTGAGACCGGCGACTGGCGCAAACGTGCCGAGCTCTGGGAGGACAGTGCCGGGGCTGCAACCTGGCCCGAGATCATCGGCGCCTTCCCGGATCTGCCGGAGTACTTCTGTTACGGCATCAGGAAACACTTCAACCAGGTGCTACAGCAAATAGCCACCCCCTACATGATGGCCGAGCGCGAGACCTGGCACGTCCAGCAACGCGAGGCCGAGGCGTGGTCGGCGGACCAGAGCGCTCAGGTTCCGCTCATAGCCGCAATGGCTCAGGCCAGGAGCCTTCCGTTGGCCGACCTGGCTGGGAAGATCCTGGAGAACGTGGTCCTGTTCAGGCAGACCGCCGGCCTGATCCTCGGCAGACAGCAGGCGATGCTCGACCGGGTCTGGGGGGCGGAGTCCCTGGAGGAGTTGCAGGCGGTCTCCTCCGAACTCGGGTTCGATGTGCTGAACGTCTAGGAGCGGCGAGCCCAATGAGCGATGTGATCGATCAAGCTCTGATCTGCACTGAGCAATTTCTGGAGGCCATCTTGGCTGAACATCGGAAGCGCAAATCTACGGGCAGGAGTCGCACCCACTGCGAAGACTGCCAGCAACCAATACCGGATGATCGCCGCAAGGCGGCCAAGGGCTGCACCAGGTGCGTCACTTGCCAGGAAGCCGTTGAAATCCACGCCCACTGGAGAGCTTTGTGATCACCAACTATCAACCCTGGATCTTTGCCTTCAACGTCTTTCAGTTCCTCCTATCAAGCGGCCTCGGCCTTTATGTCTGGTGGACCAACCGCGACAAGATCACCGAGACCCGCTTCAGGGAGCTTGAGGACCGGATGACGGCCGTGGAGGGAAGGGTGAAGAGCATGCCCGTCTGCGGCAACCACGGCAGGATGGAAGAAAACGACGTCAAGCTGTTCAAGCGTTTCGACGACCTTCACGGCGACATCCGGGAGCAGATCGGCGCGCTCAAAGGCCTTACTAGGGCCGTGGACATGATTAACGAGTACCTGCTCAAGGAGAGGAAGTGATGCCATTTTCAGACATGCTCACAGAACATCGTCGCCTGATCATCCTGCGCTCGCTGGAGAATCCGCGGATCGGGCCGAGCTGCAACGACTCCATCCTGCAGACCATCTGCACGGAGGAATTCGGCTGCCGCAGCAGCCGCGACCAGGTGAAGAGCGCCGCGACCTGGCTTGAGGAACAGGGCCTGGTGAGAAACAAGGTGCAGGAGTCCGGGACCTACATCGTCACCATCACCCAGCGCGGTGCCGAGGTGGCCACCGGCATCCTGACCGTGCCCGGCGTCAAGCGTCCCAGCCCCGGAGATCTCCATGGGTAAGCGTTCCGACCTCGAACCGCGCGCCATCTCCCTCTACGCCGAGGGTATGGAGATCCCGCAAATCTCGGTCGAGCTGGAAGTCTCCGAGAACAGTTTGCGGGACTGGAAAAAGCGCGCCGGCTCCGAGTGGGACGATGCCCGCGCACTCTTCCGCAAAGGGCAGGTCGCCAGCTTCGAGGACGTCGGCCGTCGCGTGCAGCGCGCCAGGGAGATCACCAGCCGGCTGACCGGGAACGCGAAGAGTCAGGGGGCCATGGGGCAGATCCTCAACGAGGGGCTGCAAACCATGCTCTATGACGTCATGAACCAGATGCAGACGACGGCCCTCCTTGACCCCGAGAAGATGGACGCCAGCATCTCGCAGATGAAAGGGCTCGCCCAGATCCTGCAGCGGAGCGAGCAGGCCGCCAACCTGAACCTGAAGCGTGAAGCGGAGATCCGCAAGCAGGCGCTTGACGACGTGGACAAGGCGGTCGACGGCGCCGCCCAGGTCGCCTCGCAGCCCCTGACGATAGAGGACTTCAAGCGCATCATCCGGGAGAGCTACGGTGTCTAGACCTCTTTTCCTGCCATACCAGAGCCGCTGGATCTCCAACGAGAGCCGCTTCAAGATCGGCATGTTCGCCCGGCAGACCGGCAAGACCTTCGGCACCACGTTCGAGCTTGCACAGGACAGCCAGCTGGCAGATTTGCAGGAGAAGCGCACGCGGTGGGTCATTCTCTCTCGCGGCGAGCGGCAGGCCAAGGAGGCCATAGAGGAAGGGGTCAAACGGCATTGCCAAGCCATGGGGTCGGTGATCAAGGCCAGCGAGTTTGACTACAAGGGCGGAGATGCCAGCTACCGCGCCATGGAGGTCTCCTTTCCGAACGGCTCGCGGATCACCGCGCTTCCGGCCAATCCGGATACCGCGCGTGGCTTTTCCTCGAACGTCTTCCTGGACGAGTTCGCCTTCCACCAGGACAGCCGCAAGATTTGGACCGCGCTCTTCCCGGTGATTTCAGCCGGATGGAAATTGAGGGTCGTCTCCACGCCGAACGGCAAGAGCAACAAGTTCTACGACCTGATGACCGGCGACGATGCCCTCTGGTACCGGCAGACCTGCGACATCTACCAGGCCGTAGCAGACGGCCTCCCCCGCGACATAGAGCAGCTGCGCACCGCCCTGGGCGACGATGATGCCTGGGCTCAGGAGTACGAGCTCAAATGGCTGGATGAGGCGAGCGCATGGCTCCCCTACGAGCTGATCAACGCGGTGGAGCACGACCAGGCGGGAATCCCCGAGCTGTACGCGGGCGGCCCTTGCTTCGTCGGGGTAGATATCGCGGCGCGAAACGACCTCTTCGTCATCTACGTGCTGGAGGCCGTCGGAGACGTGCTCTGGACCCGTGACATCATCGCCCGGCGTCGCCTGAGTTTCGCCGACCAGGATGAGCTGCTCGCCGAGGTGTTCAAGAGTTACCGGGTTATCCGCTGCTGCATGGACCAGACGGGCATGGGCGAGAAGCCGGTAGAGGACGCCCAGCGCAGGCACGGCAGCTCCCGCGTGGAGGGAGTTCTTTTCACCGGGCCGAACAAATTGACCATGGCGACCCTGGGTAAGGAGGCCTTCGAGGACCGAAAGGTCAGGATACCGATGGGCGATCAGGCTTTGAGAGCGGATCTGCACAAGCTGCAGAAGGTGACCGGCCCCACCGGCACCCCGCGCTTCATGGCCGACTCGGACAGTGCCGGCCATGCTGACAGAACGTGGGCTTGCTTCCTGGCGATCAACGCGGCGACAGGCGGGGACGTGACATATGCCTGCCACCGCATCAACGCCGACACCATAAAGGATCTGCCCCGGCCCATGAAGCTGACCGCCGGCTTCGGCCGCACTAAAGGAGCTTGGTAAATGTCAGTTGTGACCAAGATTTACGACTCGATTAAACGGCTCGTTAAAAAAGAAGACCTGACCCGCGAGGTCGCCGCCCCAAGCCTCACCGGCGTCAGGACCCTGTTCACCAATACCGTCGCGTCGGGCGTCACCCCGGAGCGCATGGCGAGCCTCTTACAGCGCGCGGTCGACGGCGACGCCCATGACTACCTCACGCTGGCCGAGGAGATGGAGGAGAAAGAGCCGCACTATGCCAGCGTGCTTTCAACCAGGAAGCGTGCCGTCAAGAAGCTCCCGATCCAGATCGAGGCCGCGACCGATGCACCGAAGGATGTGGAGATCGCGGACGCCGTGCGCGAGCTGGTGAAGCGGGCCGGCTTCAAGGCGATGCTGGAAGATCTGCTGGACGCCCTGGGCAAGGGTTACTCCGCCGTCGAGATCGAATGGGACACGACCGGCAAGCGGTGGTTTCCCCGCGCCTACAAGTGGCGCGATCCGCGCTTTTTCGTTTTCGACCGGGTGAGCCGGACGCAACTGCGCCTGCTTGATGAAGCCGACCTGGTCGACGGGGTGGAGCTGCCTCCCTACAAGTTCATCGTCCACTTGCCCAAGATCAAAAGCGGCATCCCGATCCGTGGCGGCTTGGCCCGGCTGGTGGCGTGGAGCTACATGGCCAAGATGTACACGTTCAAGGACTGGCTGGCGTTTCTTGAGATTTTTGGGATGCCGCTCCGAATCGGCAAGTACGGCCCCAATGCGTTGCCCGAAGACATTCAGATTTTGAAGACCGCGGTGGCCAACCTCGGTAGCGACGCCGCAGCAGTACTCCCGGACAGCATGAAGATCGAGTTTGAGAAAGCAGCGCAGGCTACAGGCGGCGAAAAGCTTTTCCAGGGCCTGGCGGAGTGGAACGATAAGCAGACCAGCAAAGCCGTGCTTGGCCAGACCATGACGGCAGACGACGGCTCCAGCCAGGCACAGGCCAAGGTTCACGATGAAGTGCGCGGCGACATCACCGAGAGCGACGCGGAGCAGCTGGAGGAGACGCTCAACCTGCAACTGATCCGCCCCTTTGTCGACTTGAACTTCGGCCCCCAGGAAGTCTACCCGACCCTGGAGCTCTACATCAAGAAGCCCGAGGACCTCGCGGCGCTCACCACGGCCCTGAAGGAGTTGGTGCCGTTGGGTCTCCGGGTCGAGCAGAGCGTGGTGCGCGACAAGCTGAACCTCCCTGACCCCGATCCCAACGCCAAGCCGGAAGATCTCCTTGGCCTGCCGACAGCCGCACCCCCGCCGCCGGCAGGGAAGGGGGCGGCGCTTAACCACCACGGGCACAGCTGCCCCCATTGCAGCACGGCGCTGAACCAGGAAGGGGAGCAGCCGGACGCGGCCGACATCGTTGCCGCCCGGCTCTCCAGGGAAGCGGCGGCCGCCATGGACGCCATGATCGACCAGGTGCGCGCCCTCTTCCTGACCGGCGGCTCCCTGGAGGAGATCCGCGACCAGCTCGTCGAGCTCTACCCGAAGATCAACAGCGCGGACCTCGGGACGGTGATGATGAACGCCTTCACCTGCGCCAACCTGGCCGGCCGCTCCGAGGTGCTCGATGGCGAGTAGTGCCGAATACGGGAGCTTGCCTTTCCAGGAGGCGATCAGCTTCTTCCGCTCGAAGGTGAAGATCCCAACGGAGCGCTGGAATGATCTCCTCCAGGACGAACACGACATGGGCTTCATGGTGGCGGGCGCGACCAAGGCCGAGTTGCTGACGGACTTCCAGACCGCCATCGACGCGGCGATCTCCGAGGGGACCACCCTGGAGACCTTCCGCAAGGAGTTCGACCAGATCGTCGCCAAGCACGGCTGGGGCTACAAGGGGACGCGCGGCTGGCGCACCGAGGTGATCTACAGCACCAACGTCCGCACCGCCTACCAGGCAGGCCGCTTCCAGCAGATGACCGACCCGGACGTGCTGGCCTACCGCCCCAACTGGCTCTACCAGCACGGCGACAGCATTCGGCCTCGCCCCGCGCACCAGGCATGGAGCGGCACGGTACTCCCCGCCAGTGACCCCTGGTGGGAGAGCCACTACACCCCGAACGGCTGGGGCTGCAAGTGCCGGATCGTGGCGCTCTCCGACCGCGACCTGAAGCGCAAGGAGCTGACCGTAGGCAAAGCTCCGGACGATGGCAGCTACGAGTGGCTCAACAAGAAGACTGGCGAGCTGCAGACCATACCCAACGGCATTGACCCGGGTTGGAACTACACCCCCGGCCGCGCACCTGCCAAAGACCGCGAGCGGATACTGAAGGGGATGATAGCCGGCGTGCCGCCGGAGCTGCAGGCGATGGTCCGGGCCGAGGCGGGGCTGTAATGGCTGGCGCCTTCACCATCATCAGCAAGGTCGACGATCGCGACATCCAGCGCGAGCTGCAGCGCCTGGAGAAGAAGGCGGGCAACCTCAACCCCTGCCTGAAGAACATCGGGCAGTACTTGGTCGAGTCCACCCAGGAGCGCTTCACCAAAGAGGTCGACCCGGCCGGAGTCAAGTGGGCGGCCCTCAAGGAGTCCACCAAGGCCAGGAAGAAGCACACCAAGATCCTGACCGAATCCTCCGGGCTGAGAGAAGACGTACACTACACAGTCCGGAATAACGGGTTGAGAGTAGGCAACACCAAATTGTATGCAGCGACGCACCAGTTTGGACGGGACAAAATGCCCGAGCACAAACGTACTGTGACGACGGCATACGGCAACAAACTGAAGTTCCCTGTTTGGGCGCAGGTGAAAAGTTATGACCCGAAAATACCGGCCCGGCCTTTCCTTGGATTCTCGGATGACGACCGGGAAAGGATCTTGGAGATAACGCAAGATCATATCACCAGCTGAGAGCGCCAAATTTGCCCTGTAGCCGTTTCGGGGTAGAAGGGGGCGGTGGAGAGTGGGCGAACCCGCTGTGGCGAGTATTAAACGGGGATTTAATGCGGTTCTGAAATCCGGTGCTGCCGCTTTTTGCGGTACCGCAAAAGACAGCCGACACAGATAGGTCTACTGTGCGGATACGCACAGCGAGGTGAATGATGAAAGTTTTGGTCGTAGATGAGGAAAGAGGCGTGGCAGCAAGCCTGGCCATCGCCATGAATAGCTCGATGGAGGGTTGCGAGGTCCTCGCGCTCAACTTCGAGTTCGCCCCCGGGGAGGCCCCTCCGGCAGAGCTGATGCTGCTCCCCCCCGGACCTCGCCCCCAGGGGCGCGATGGCAGGGCCTGGAACAACCGCGATCCGTCAGGGGTGATCAGGTTCGCCCTGGAGCGCGCGCTGGACATTCCCGTCGACATCGAGCACGCCACCGAGCTTAAGGCCCCCAAGGGCGAACCAGCGCCGGCCATGGCCTGGATCAGGTTCAGGAATTTGCAGGCCCGTCCGGACGGCTCGGTGTGGGGCGCGGTCGAGTGGAACACCAAGGGCACAGAGATGGTGATGAACCGGGAGTACCGCTACTACTCGCCCGCCATCATCTTCAACATCAAAACGATGGACATCATCGGCATCAAGAGTGTCGGACTCACCAACACACCCAACTTCGCAGTCCCCGCGCTGAACCGCGAGGACAAACAAACAGGAGGAGCACCTATGGAACTCGATCAACTGCTGGCCTCGCTGGGCCTGCCTGCCGGCACGACTTTCGCCGCCGCGCTGAACCACATCGCCAAGATGAAGAGCGATCACGCCACCGCCCTGAACCAGGCGCAGAACCCGCCGCTCGACAGGTTCGTCCCCAGGGCCGACTACGACACCGCGCTGAACCGCGCCACCACCGCCGAGACCAAGCTGGCCGGCATCGAAACCTCCACCCTGGAGACCGCCATCAACACCGAGATCGATGCGGCCCTGGCAGCCGGCAAGATCACCCCGGCTACCAAGGAGTACCACGTCGCCGCCTGCCGCGAGAAAGGCGGACTGGACCGCTTCAAGGCCTTTGCCCAGGCTGCGCCGGTCGTCGCTGCCGCCTCCGGCCTGGACGACAAGAAAGTCCCCGGTGCCGACACCGCCCTGAACGCCGAAGAGAAGGCGGTCTGCGTGGCCCTGGGCCTCAGCGAGGAAGCCTACATCAAGGCCAACAAAGAGTAACCCTTTACACACATTTCAAGGAGGTAGGTCCATGGCCCTCACGGCAGACAGAAACACCAAACGCAAGAACGGCGATCGCCTCAGCTTAGGCATCGCCGCCAACAAGAAAATCTATGCCGGTTCCCTGGTCGCACGCGACGCCGCCGGCCACGCCACCCCCGGAGCCACCGCCACCACCCTGCTCGGTGTCGGCCGTGCCGCCGAGAGCGTCGACAACACCGGCGGCGCCGCCGACGCTCTGCAGGTCCCCATCGACAAGGGGGTCTTCCAGTTCGCCAACTCCGCAGGCGACCCCATCACCGTCGCCGACATCGGCAACGCCTGCTACATCGAGGACGACGAGACCGTCTCCAGGACCAATGCCGGCGGCAACACCCAGTCCGTTGCCGGCACCATCTACGACGTCGATGCCAACGGGGTCTGGGTGAAGTTTTAACAGCCCTTGAACCAACCTTTAACGGAGGATTAATTTCATGCTCATCAACGGCACCTCGTTAGGCATTCTGTTCCGTGCCTTCAAAACGGCATTCAAGAACGGCTTTGCCGGCATCACCCCGCACTGGATGAAGGTAGCGACCCTGGTCCCCTCGTCCACGGCCACCGAGGATTACGGCTGGCTCGGCAAGATCCCCGGCATGCGCGAGTGGATCGGCGATCGCCAGATCCAGAACCTCAAGCTGCACAGCTACTCCATCAAGAACAAGAAGTTCGAATCGACCGTCGGCGTCGACCGCGACAGCATCGAAGACGACCAGCTTGGCGTCTACACCCCCATCTTCGAGATGCTGGGCCAGAACTCCGCGGAGCACCCCGACCGTCTGGTCTTCGCCATGCTTGCCGCCGGTTTTGCCACCGCCTGCTATGACGGCCAGTACTTCTTCGACACCGATCATCCGGTGGTCCAGGCCGACGAGTCCGTCGCCAGCGTCTCCAACGTCCAGGCCGGCGCCGGCAGCCCCTGGTACCTGCTGGACACGCGTCGCCCCTTGAAGCCGATCATCTACCAGGAGCGGAAGAAGCCGAACTTCGTCGCCCTGGACAAGGAGACCGACCCGAACGTCTTCATGAAAAACGAGTACATCTACGGCGTCGATTGCCGGTGCAACGTCGGCTTCGGTTTCTGGCAGATGGCCTTCGGCTCCAAAGCGGAGCTGGACGAGGCGAACTTCAACGCAGCATACACGGCCATGAGCAGCTTCAAGGGGGACGGCGGGCATCCCCTTGGCGTCCAGGCAAACCTCCTGGTAGTTGGTCCGTCCAACGCAGCTGCGGCTCGCAAGCTCCTTGAGGCGCAGCTGATCAACGGCGGCGACTCCAACGTGAACTTCAAGCGCGTCGAGCTGCTCGAGTGCCCCTGGTTGCCGTAACCCGTGAAAGGTGAAGGGTGAAAGGTGAATTAAACATTTGAGGGGGCGGACCTTGGTGCCCGCCCCCCGAAGGAGAACCATGAAAACTCACAGCTCCATCATTATGCTCCTGCTTCTAGCTCTGGCCGTCATGTCGATCAGCGTAGCCTTCGCGGCACCTCCCACCGGCAAGCTGGTCAAGGGACCCAACGGGGAGTTCATCCAGGCGCCCTCGCCGTATCCTCCGGCCAGCGCCTGCACCACGGCCACCGTCGGCAAGGGGACCATCGCCACCGTCACCGTCGCCGGCTACAGCCAGCTTTGCTGGGAGGCCTCGGACAGCAGCAACGCGGCCAAGCGCATCAAGCGGCACCTGGGGAGCAACACCGCCTACATGCCCGGCACCGGCGGCTGCATCGGCCTCAACAAGGACATGACCACCGTCACCTTCAAGCCCTACTCGGCGGCGTCCGCCGCCTACACGGTCTGTACCGAGCTGACCAGGGGAGGGGTGACGCCATGATCCGGATCACCTCCAAGCAGGATGGCTTCCGCCGTTGCGGCGTAGCTCACCCGAAGTCGGCGACCGAGTACCCTGATAACCGCTTCACCAAGGGCCAGCTTGAGACCCTGAAAAGCGAACCCATGCTGGTCGTGGAAGTTCTCGCCGATCCGGCCGCCAAGCCCACGCGCCTCAACGTGCCCGACACCGTCGCCCAGGTGCAGGCGGCCGCCACTGTCGAGGATCTCGACGTGCTGGCGGAAGGGGAGGATCGCAAAGGGGTTCTGGACGCCCTCGCGAAGAGAAGGGCGGAGCTGATCGTCAGGGATTAATAGCTGAAGCGCAAAGTGTGCGGGGAGATCCCCGCACACTTTCAACCACTCACGAGGTACCAGATGTACTGCACGCTCGATGACATAAAGGCAAAGCTCCCGGAGGAGACCATCCTCCAGCTGACCGACGACGACAACCTCGGCGAGATTGACCAGGTGAAGATCGAAGCCGCCATCGCTGAAGCCGACAGCGAAATAGACGGCTACTGCAGCGTCAAGTACACCGTCCCGTTTGCGGTCGTTCCCGCCGTCATCAAGAAGGTCTCGGTCGACCTGGCCATCTATCATCTTTACGCCCGGCGCGTCGAGGTCATGCCCGAGGTCAGGGACAGGAACAGAAGTAACGCCGTCGGCCTGCTGAAAGACATCAGCAAGGGGCTGGTCAAGCTTGGCGAGGTGGCCGCCACGGCGCCGGTGCAGCCGCAGCAGAGCCCGGTGATCACCAGCAGCCCCAGACTCTTCGGCCGCGACAAGATGAAGGGGCTGTAGATGATCACCGCCATCGAGGAAGCGGTCCTGGACCGAATCACCTCCCGGATCGCCGAGCTGAAGACCGGTGCGAACCAGAAAGACACCAAGCAGCTCCTGACCTCCCACGCGGTGGCTGTCGCCGTCCTGGAGGGGACCTTCGAGAAGGTTGCCGGGTCCTGGCGCCAAGACGTTACTGTCAGCGTCCTGGTCAAGTTTAAAAACATGAACAGCGAGGAAGCTCGCCGCAAAGGTATCAATCCGCTGTGCAAGGGAATCATCGGGCTTTTGATCGGTCAGAAGCTCGACCTGGACATAAAGGAGCTTCAGCCCAAGCGCTTCAGGGACGTGACCACCGAGGAGAAATACAACGGCGGGGTGATCGAGTACCTGATCGAGTTCAGCACCGCTTTCTACATAAAGAAACAGGAAGAGGAAGAGGTGAACGACCTGATCACCATGAGCCTGACCTACATGCTCAAGCCCGGCGACGACACCGCTGACGCATCCGATACCCTGACCACCACCGTTTAATGGAGATTTAACCCAATGGCCCAGATCCTGGTAAAGACCAAGCCTGGCGAGATCTGCCCTTTCGAGGACAATCCCCGCCGCCACATCACCGACTCGGAGAAGGGGACGCCGGTAACCGACAGCACCTACTACCGTCGCCTCATTGACGACGGCTCCCTGGAACTCGTGCCGGAGCCCGAAAAGAAAACCGGAGGTAAGGCATAATGCCCTCAGAGAACATCTCTTTCGACAACATCCCCAGCACGATCCGCAAGCCGGGCGCGTATTTCGAGTTCAACACGACCCTGGCCGTCAGTTCCCTGCCCGCCAACGTGCAGCCGACTCTGATCGTGGCCCAGCGCCTCGCCGCCGGCACCGTGGCTGCACTCCTTCCCACCCGCGTCTACAGCAGCGCCGATGCGGCAACCTACTTCGGCCGAGGCTCCCTGGTCCACCGCATGGTCATGGCTGCGCTGAAGGCGAACCCGTACCTCGATCTCACCGTCTGCGCCCTCGATGACGGAGCAGGGGCGGCAGCCACCGGCACCATCACAATCGCCAACGCCGCTACCGGCTCCGGTGTTCTCTCTCTCTTCATCGGCAACGAGAAGGTCGAGGTGGCCATTGCCAACGGCGCCGCAGTCGCCGCTATCGCCACCGCCCTGGCCGCTGCCGTGAACAACCTGGCCGACCTCCCGGTGACGGCGGCCGCAGCCCTGGGCGTGGTGACTCTCACCGCCAGGAACAAGGGGACGGTTGCCAACCAGCTCGACCTGGAGGCCACCATCACCCCCGGCATCGGCAGCACGGTCGCCGTGGTGGCAATGTCCGGCGGCACCATCGACCCGGACATCCAGGACGCCCTGGACAAGGTGTACGCCAGCCAGTACAGCCTGGTCGTCACCCCCTACAACGACGCCACCAGCCTGGCCACCCTGCGCGATCACCTCGACGCGGTCTCCGGCGCCATCGAGCAGCGCCCCGGCGTGGGCTACTACGCCATCGACACCAGCCTGGCCAGCGCCATCACCTTGGCCACGGGCATCAACAGTGGCCGCATGGTGGGGCCTCTGCTGCGCGGTACCCGCTCGCCGTCCTACGAGATCGCCGCCGCTTTCGCCGCAGTGCGCGCCTCCGAGTCTGACCCGGCCCGCCCGCTGAACTACCTTCCCTTGAAGGGGATCGCGGCACCGGCGGAGGCCCAGCGTCTGACTCGCCAGGAACAGGAGAGCGCCCTGGCCAACGGCGTGGCGCCGCTCCAGGTCGGACCGGGCCAGCAGGTACAGATCGTGCGCGCCATCACCACCTATGTCGAGAACCTGGCCGGGGTACCGGATATAAGCCTCTTGGACGTCACCACCATCGACACCCTCGACTACACCCGCCGCGCCGTGCGCGAGCGCCTGCTGCTGCGCTTCCCCAGGGCGAAGCTGTCGACCAAAACGCCCCCCAGGGTCAGGACCGAGGTGCTCGATGTCCTGAACCGGCTGGACCGGCTTGAGATCCTGGAGAACGTGGCGGCCAACCGTTCCGGCGTCATCGTCGAGCGGGATGAGCAGGACCCCAACAGGCTCAACATCCGCATCCCGGCCGACGTGGTGAACGGGCTCCATGTGATCGCCGGCCGCATCGACCTGATTCTTTAATCCGCCTTAAAGGAGGCTTGAATGGAAGGATACATCTCTACAATCACGCTGGAGGTCAACGGCGGCAAGCTGGAAGACTTCAGTGCCTTCACCGAGAAGGAGCGCGTTTTCAGGAAAGCGGTCAACCTGATGAACACGACCGGCACCCTGAAGGTCAAGGGCCGCCACCTCTTCAGCATCGACTACGTGGTGCCGGCAGATAAGCCGGAGTTCGACTTTGAGGGGCTCGAAGACGGGACCGTCACCATCGACTACGAGAACGGCCGCCGCATCAGCTTTGGCGAGGTGACCTGCCTCTCAATCGGCGAGGCTAAATTCGACGGCGACAAGGAGGTGGTGAAGACCATCGAGTTCGTCTCCGGCACCAGGACGGAGGAGTAACCCATGGATCAGACCGGGACCTTCCCCTGCGGCATCAAGAACGACCAGGGCGAAATCTGCCGCGACTTCGTGCTGAAGGAGCGCACCTTCCGCCACACCCTGGAGCTGGCCAACGATCAGACCATAAACAAGGATCTGCTCAACGATCCGGCTTATTACGACGCGGCCGTCATCTCCAAGCGGGTCACCGTTGCCGGCATCGCTAAGCTCACGCCGGAAATGGTGCTCGATCTGGAGGGCGAGGACGGCGACGCCCTGGCCAACGCCATAATGGACCTGGATAAGCGGAGGGGCGAGTTTCGAAAGGCTCAGCTCCCCGCAACGTAAGCAGCAGCTGGCCCTGCTGAAGCTGGGCGTCCCCTGGGCCGAGGTGCTCGATATGCCTCTGGCCGAGGGCGATAGCCTTCTCCTGAACTACCAGGACATCGTCGACCCGAAACCGAAGAAACAGAAGGTAAGGAAGAAGCCCAATGGCTGACATGAAGCTGTTCTTGCAAATACTGGCAAATGCCAGCGGCCTCAAGCGCGAGATGGGGGAGTCGGGCAACGCCGTGACTCGCTTTACCCAAGGAGCGCGGCGGCAGTTCGACAGCCTCAAGGGTGCCCTGGGCGGCATCGAAGGGAAGCTTGCCGGTCTGGGCATCTCCATCGGTGCGCTCCAGCAAATGCGCGTGTCGGCCCAGCTCGACAAGGACCTGACCCAGATCGGCCAGACGGCAGGGGAGAGCGCCGGCCAGGTTGCTCTTCTGCGCTCCGACCTTTTTCGCATGGGGAAGGAGAGCGGCCAGGATGTCGAAAGCCTGAAGAACGGCTTCAACGCCCTGGTGCAGTCCGGCCTCAACATGGGCGAGGCGAAGAGCACGCTGGACGGTGTCAACGTGGCCATGGCCGTCACCGGAGCGAAAGCGGAGACTCTCTCCGCCGGCCTCACGGTCGCCGCCCAGGCGTTCCAGTTCGACCTGGCGAAGCCCGGCCAGGCGCTGGAACTCCTGGACAAGATGACGGTGGCCGGTCGCCTTGGGAATGCCGAGCTGGAAAACCTTTCAGGGATCTTCTCTACCGTAGGAGTTAATGCACGGTCCGCCGGGTTGAGCTTCGAGAAAACGCTCGGCTTTATCGAAACACTCTCCAAGGTGGAGCGGCAGCCGGAACGTCTGGCGACTTTGGCCAGCAGCACCCTGCGCGTCTTCACCAACATGAACTACATGGCCTCCGCCCAGAAGGGGACCGGCATCAAGTTCTATTCGGGCGCCGGCAAGCGCCGCGATCCGCTCGAAGTCCTCAAGGACATCAAGAAGAAATACGACACGCTGAAGACGGATTTCCAGCGCGACAGCTTCGTCCAGGCGGCATTCGGCAAGGCGGACCTGGACACCATCAAGGGTATCAAGACCCTGCTGCAGTCGAACAACCTGCCCGAGGTGGGGAGGATGGCCGGGCTGATCGAGGGGGCCGGCGGTACCTTGAAGCGGGACGTCAAAGAGGCGACGCGCAACCTGATCGACGCGGGCGGCCGCCTGAAGAACACCATGCGCGAAGCTGCAGACGGCTTCGCCAAGCCTATCAACGAGGCGCTGGCGGCCTGGATCTCCTTCATGCTGGACAAGAAGGAGAACGGCGGGCTGGAGCTGTCCGGCAAGGAGATTGCCGGGGGAACGGCCGCGATCCTTGGAGGTACCTATGTATTGTCGAAGACCGCAAATGCACTGCTCGGGAACTGGGCAAAGACGAAGCTCGGCAGCCTGACCGGATCGACCGCGATAGGTGTGGCAGAAGGCAAGGCGCTGCAGGCCGCTGCTGGGGTGACTCCGGTGTTTGTCACCAACTGGCCCGCTGGAGGCCTGCCGGGAGGGCCGGCCATAATCCCTGACAAGGTCTCTAAGGTCGGGAAGTATCTAGCCCCCGCCGCAATGTACTCATTGCCGGTCGCAGTAGCGGCCGCACCTTTCGTTTCAAAATACATAGGCGATCAGGCAAAGGAGAACGGCTGGGGCGCCGAGACTGTATTGCGCAGCTCCCGCGAGTACGAGGTGATGGGGATCGGCGGCCGCCAGCAGCAGCCCAAGAATGAAATCAAGATCGACGTGCACTTCGACGAGCTCGGGCGAGCCTTCACCAAGGTCAACGACATGAACACGCGCACTGACGTCAAGAGCAACCGGGGCAGCATCTGGGATGCCCTGGCCACCACGAGGGCCTGGTAATGACCCTGTATGACGCGGCCATAGACGGAATCGCGCTAGAGATCGAGACTCTGGACGATCAGTTCGAGGTTTCAATTGCACGGCACGAGATCCCCTACAAGGACGGCGCGCTCCTGGAGAACATGGGGCAGAAGGCCCACAGCGTCAACATCCGCTGCTACTTCTGGGACGACGGTCGCCACCGTACCTACAACCGCCACCGCGAACTAGTCAGACACCTGAAGGACAAGGCGCTGTTCAATCTGACGCACCCCATGTACGGCTCCATGAGTGGCATGATCGAGCGGGTGAACGTCAGAGCGGATGATCGGGAGATGACTGCCGAGGTGGACATCACCTTCGTCGAACAGCTGCGCCAAGAACTCGTCGAGATCGTATATAAGGATGTGGAGTTGGCGGCCGACCAGGCGCTGGTGGAAACTCAGGACGAGCAGAAGGAGCAGCTCGAGGACGAGGCTCAGGATGAGCTGGGAGCCGAGGCGACGGAAATCGTCGGGCAGGAACTTGATCCGGAGCAGGGCATCCTGGAGCAATTCAGCGGCGTGAGCCAGAAGGCGCGGGCCTGGCTGAAACAGGTGGATGCGGCCGTGGCCGCCTTCGAGGGCGCCTTGAACGATGTGACCCAGCCGGCGAACAGCCTGATCTCCACCATTAACTACGGGACCAGGCTCCCCGGCCGTGTCATCGGTTCGATAGCCAGGATGGTGGACCGTTATGTCACGCTGTACAAGACCGCCACCACGGCCCCCAGCCGGTTCCTGAGAAACCTGCGAAGCGCTGTCGATAACCTGATCTCCCAGTTTGCGTTTTCTCCACGGATGAAGGCGCGCATCCGGGCCGCCGTCGCTACCCAGGGCGCGCACGCGGTGTCCCAGTATTACGCGACCGATGAAAAACAGCGCCAGGTGCTGCGCCGGCTGGAAAAACAGAAGGCATTCGACGTGCTCGGCCGCTATCTCAACCCGCCGGTGGCTGAGCCGGTCTACACCGTCAACGAGCTGGAGGCTTCCATCTTCATCAGCCGAGACATGCTGCAGGAAGCCATCGACAGCGAAGGCGGCCGCAACATCACTGGGCTGAAGACGATGGCCCGCATCCTTCTGGACCACGTCCACATCATCAAGCTGGAGCGCGAGAAGATCATCACTGTCACCCTGGACAATCCCATGCCGCTGCATATCGTCTGTCTGCGCTACGGCCTCGACTATCACTATGCGGAGCGTCTCGTTGCCATCAACAGCATCCCTCGGCCCAACTTCGCCGGTGGCTCGCTGCAGATCTACATGAGCCCGGCGGGGGTGACGGTATGAGCGATACCGTAAGCCTCCAGATCGGCGACCAGAAAAGCGGGCTTCACCGGATCGGCAACTTCGAGAGCTACGACATCGAGGCTGATCTCTACCAGGCCGCCGACAAGTTCACCCTGGAGCTCACCAACCCCGAGGCGCCGGTCAAGGCGGGGATGCAATGCAAGCTCTTCGTCAACGAGCAACTGGAGCTGACCGGCATCATCGACAAGACGTCCAGGAAGCACAGCAAAAGCGGCACCACCTTGAGCGTCGAGGGGCGCGACCTGATGGGGCTCCTGGTGGACAGCTACGCCGAGCAGTTCGTGACGGTGCAGGGCAAGAAGGTGAGCGAGCTGGGCGAGATGCTGATAAGGAAGATCCCCTTCATTCAGCGCTCCGCGATCCAGTACCTGCCGGACGTGGTGGGCAAGGGGAAGGGCAAGAAGAAAACCGCGGATAGCCCGCTGACGACCTTCCAGGACACGCCACAAAAGCTTAGTCAGATCGAACCGGGCATGACGGTGTTCGAGATCCTCGCGGTCTACGCGGCCAGCCGTGGGCTGATGCCCTTCGCCCTGCCGGACGGGACCCTCATTTTCGGCCGGCCCAGGATCACCGGAGAACCGGACTTCTTCATCAACGTGCGCCGTGACGGCAAGCTGAACAACGTCGAGAGCGGCGAGGAGATCGACGACATCTCCCGGCGTTACTCGAAGATCACGGTTGTGTCCCAGGTGCAGGGCCAGAATGAGCACGGCAGCGACCCGGCAAAGGTCAACGTCAAGAAGGTCGTCACCGATCCGAACTTCCCCTTTTACAAGCCGCTGGTGGTCACGCTGAACAATGACAGCCAGACTCCCGAGCTGCACGGCCGGATGCTCCTGGAGAAGCAGCGACACGAAGGCTACAGCCTGTCCTATGTCGCTCCGCTGCACAGCCAGAACGGCGTGAACTGGGGCATCAACAAGCTCTGTACGGTGACCGACGAAGTGTTCAACGTCAACCGGACGCTGCTCATCACCAGCCGGCGCTTCCGCAAAACCAAAGAGGGGAGCTGGACCGACCTCAAGCTCGGGCCTCCGGGCCTGGTGGTGGCGCCATGATCAGGGGGATCGTCAGAAGCGTCATTGAAGGGGTCGTTAAACGCTTCTCCGCCTACGGAAGGGGAGGGGAGACTATCGACAACCGGGAGTACCTGCAGCATTACGGCTACAGCTCCCGACCGCTGGAGGGCGCGGAGATCATCATCATTCGCGAGGGCGGTCACTTTGTGGCCGTCGCCTCGGATGATAGGCGCTACCGGATCGCCCTGGAGAACGGGGAAGTGGCGCTCTACACGGACCAGGGGGACAAGATTCACCTGAAGCGCGGCCGGATCATCGAGATCGTCGGCGGCGAGAAGATCATCGCCAGCACCAAGGTGGCCGAGATCAGCGCGAGCGAAAGCGCCACCGTCACCACGCCGGAGCTGACCGTCGTGGCCAGCACCAAGGTGACCATGACGACTCCGCTGCTGGAGCTCTCCGGCGCGCTCACCGTGGGCGGAACGGCAGTAGTCACCGGGGCGCTCTCCTCCGCCACTTCGGTCGCCGATCCGACCGGGACCATGCAGGCCATGCGCGGCGTCTACAACGGGCACACCCACCCCGAGCACGGCGACGGCGGCGGCACAACCGATGATCCGAATGAGGCGATGTAATGGATTTTCAGCTTAGCTATGACGCGCAGAGCGGGGCCATCGACCAGACCTTTGAGAAGTCGGGCGATATCGTCAACAACATCATCATCACCCTGGCCATCAAGAAGGGGGAGTGGTGGCATGACCCGACCTTCGGCGTCACCCATCGCCCCAGGCTCAAGAACACGCCGGCCAGCGCCCGGCTGATCCGGCAGGACATCGAGCAGGCCCTGCAATGGATCATCGACGCCGGCCGGGCCGTCGCCATCCAGGTGGAGACCTGGCGCGATGACAATAACCGCCACCGTCTCAATGTCCTGATTACCGCAACCCAGACCGATGGCCGGGTCGTTACCTACACCACATTCAGAGAGGTGGTCTGATGCCTTTTGCCGTGCCGTCATACGATGAGTTGCTGCAGGCCATCCTTACCGACTACATCAACCAGTTCCCCGGAGCCGACACCTCCAAGGGCTCCCTGATCTACGTGAAGTCGGCCGCCATCGCCTCGGCCTTCTGGGGGCTGTATCAGCACCAGCGCTGGATCGCCAACCAGGCGTTTCCTGACACGGCCGATACAGAGAATCTTGAGCATCATGCCTGGGTGAGAGGTATCACCAGGAAGGCCAACGAGACCGACGCCGATCTGCTGGCCCGGCTGCTGGAGTACATCCGTCGCCCGCCTGCTGGCGGCAACAAGCATGACTACGTCAAGTGGGCTCTGGAAGTGACCAACGTAAAGGCCGCTTACTGCATACCCCTAGGGCAGGGGCTCGGGTCGGTCGACGTGGTGATAGTGGCTGATCCGTCCACCGGTAGCGACATCCCCAGCGCGGAGCTGCTAGAGGAGGTGCGGGCCTACATAGACGACCTCCGGCCGGTGACAGCCAAGTACCTCCGGGTGCTCGCGCCCGTGATTCTGACCCAGAATGTGACCATCGAGGGGGCCGGCACCAACTACAATGCCGTTCAGACCGCCCTCGATATCGCCGCCTACCTCGAAGGTTTCACGCCTGGTCAGACGCTGTATCGCAGCCAGCTGGGAAACTTCGCCATCCTGAACGGTGCGGATGATGTCACTGTCACCCTCCCGGCGGCCAATGTGGTGTCTACCCCGATGCAGATCATCCGCCCTGGAGTGATCAATGTTACATAAGGAAGCTTTGAAACTGCTTACGCCTCTGGCGCTGGGAGGTGGCCATGATCGGGATATCGCCATCGAAGGGGGGCACCTCGACCAGGCTGCCGGACGTGGCAGCGACCTTCTCGCCGAGCAATTCGCCAGCAGTGCGTTTGAAGTTCTGGAAGCATGGGAGAGGAGCTATGCCACCGCGCCGCTGTATGACGACTCGGTGCAGGTCAGGCGGAATCGGGTAGTGCAGAAGATGAGCGAATTGGGCCGGCTTGATCGCGCCTACTTTGTCCAGATGGCCGCCGTCCTCGGGTACGACATCATCATCGAGGAGCTTAGTCCATTCATGCCGGGTTGGAGCGGAGCTGGGGACGAGTTGGGGGATGACGACTCGGACTGGTGCTGGCGGGTTTATTATGCAGAGGCCGACGCCTATGTCTTTCGGGCAGGCGAGTCTCTAGCCGGTGAATTGCTGAGCTACTCACTGGCGGATCTGATGCAGCAGATGCTTGAAAACCTGAAGCCGGCAGACACATTCGTCGAATTTATCGAGGTATAGGGGAGAGGTATGCAGAGAATTGATTCCATTGATGGCTTTTTTCACGAAGGGAACCCGGCTACTGGTCAGAAAGGAACTAAGGTTAAAGGTGATTGGCTAAATGCCATCCAGGAGGAGCTAGCTAAAGTCGTGGAGGCTTCCGGACAGATTCTGGATGAAGCAGAAAACAACCAGATGGAAGTGGCCCTGAGATCGGGCAGACTCCAAGATGTGATCTATGCCAGGGTTTATGACACTCTTGCCGAGGCCGATGCAGCGGCTGTGGCAGCTGGCAGGCGGCTGATCATTTCCACCCCCTGGGATATTCCGGTGGGGGCTACGCTCAATGCGTATGTGGAGATGATTCACGGAGGGGTGCTCAATGTGGCCGGTGCCCTGAATGTCCCCAACGGATTGAAGGGCTGCCCTGGGTGCCTTAACCTTACAGGCACAGGGAATGTGCAACTTCCCCAGGGGGTGATTTATCCTTACTTCTTTGTCGGCACTGATGCCAAGAAGGTGCAGGATGCCTTTAACACGGCTCTCAATTTTACCCCCTACACCATAGATTATGCAAACAACAGGGAATTTAACGTCATCGTCTTTGACAGGATGTATGACATCACCGGCTCCACCATCCTGATAAAGAAAGCTGACGCCTCCACAAATGCCGTTTTACAAAGCATCGACAGGCGGCACCTCTATTTGATTGGCAAAGGGGGTGGCATCAGGAAGATGGATGGTGGTTTTGTGTTCAGTGTCCCTGACACAATCCTCATCACTGGTGACATCACCTCCTCTGGCATGAAGTATCAGAGTTCCACGGGCTCAGGAGTGACTGTCTGGAACAATGACAAGCTCATCAGGGTGAGAAGCCTTGGGGACACTTACAGGGACATTGACCATGTAGGTGCAGCAAGAGGCCCCAGAGGGCCTGGTTATCCTGGCCTGTGCCAGTCTGTCACCTTCAAGGCATGCAATGTTACTGGTGGCACTGGCTGGGCCTGGGAGTTTGTGGATGCAGCAGATGTGTCCATTGACTACAACCTTGTGGAGATGAGGACCAGTGTTGGAGGGGATTCTGGTGCCATCAGGAATTACGAGGTTGTGAACGATCCCCCCACTTCACTGAACTCTGCCCTGAGAATCAGGGGCAATGTGATCGAGGGCATTTCTGGCACTGCATTAAGGTTGGGGGCCAGCACAGGGTTGACTGTAACTGGCAACTACCTTGAAGCCAATTTCTGCAACTTTGACTTCAGCAGTGTCTGCTACACCAACTCCCTGGGCGTGGTGGTGATTGGCAACTTCCTCAACCCTCTGAGTGTCAATGCTCCTGATCAGACCATTGCTCACATCAAGTGGGGCCACCTGGGTGGTGATGGGGCAACATCCATAGGCAATGTTGGCATAGGCCAACCCCTCCACTCCATTGGCCCACAGGGTGTGGCCACAGGGGTGCTTTTCTCCACTGGTGATTATGGCACCATCCATGCTGACACAGTAGGGTCTGCCCTGCTTGTGAAGGCCAAGGACATTGCCACCTTGAAAACACAGATGGCTGCTGTGGATGCTGAGACCACTGGCAACTGGACTCCTGTGATAAAAGGAGCAACCACACCAGGGGCTAATGGCTATGCCCTTCAAGCAGGGGTGTGGCGCAAGAGAGGCAAGAGGGTGTTTTTCACCTGCATTGTGGCTCTGAATGCAAAGGATGCAGCAATGGCAGGGGCAATCTCAATTGGTGGTCTCACGCATGAAGCTCTGGCGGGGTATTACTTCCCCTGCACCATTGGCAAGCTCAGATACACAGCCCTGGGAGCTGGCAAGTTTGCAAAAGCTGCCAATGTCTTTGGCTTTGAAATCAAGCTCACTGAGCTGGCCACCAACAACACGGATTCTGATGAGGTGCCTGCAAACCTCACGGCCAACACCTATTACAGCATTTCGGGGACGTATTACACGGCATAAGGAGAAGAGTTCAACAAAAGAGAAGCGACCGGCGGCCATGTTGTAGCATGGACGCCGGCCATCCAACCCACAGAAGCACCCTGTGAGCCAGACCAAGGCTTCCCACTCTGATCAGAGCGGGGGGAGCCTACCACACCTTTAACCGAAATAAAAGGGCTCACACACAATGAAGCATTATCCGGTACTAGCATGGCCGGGCGGCAAGCGCCGCTTGGCAAAGAAGTTACTCCCCCTGATCCAGAGTCGCCCGCACAGTTGCTACGTGGAAGAGTTTACCGGCGGCGGATCGATGTTCTTTATGAGAGAGCCGGCATCCGTCGAGGTCATAAACGATGCCAACTGTGAGCTGATCAACCTGTACCGCGTAGTAAAGCATCACCTTGAGGAGTTGATTAGACAATTTAAATGGGCCTTGGCCAGTCGGCAGCTGTACGAATGGGCCAAAGAGACGCCAGTCGAGGTGCTCACGGACATACAGCGTGCTGCGCGCTTTCTGTATTTGCAGAAGCTCTCTTTTGGCAGCAAGGTTAGCAGCCAGACCTTTGGCATATCGCCCAGCTCGCCGCCTAGGTTTAACATCCTCCGATTGGAGGAGGATCTAAGCCAGGCGCATCTTAGACTGGCGCGGGTGTGGGTCGAGCACCTCGACTGGCTGAAGTGTCTCCAGAGGTGGGACCGAGAGTACACGCTTCACTTCATGGACCCGCCGTACTGGCAGACCGAAGGCTACGGCGTGGACTTCCCCCTGACGGAGTACGAGAAGATCGCCGAGGCGATGCGCACCATGAAGGGCAGCGCCATCCTCACCATCAACGACCACCCCGAGATGCGGCGAATCTTCGAAGGCTTCAGCGTGGAGGCGGTGGATATCAGCTACACGATAGGGGGAGGAGGCAAGGGCACAAAACAGCGAGAACTGATCTTTAAGACGTGGTCCTAACGGCGTGGCCGTCTAAGGGCGAGTCGGAAAAGTCCAGCCAGAAGCAAGCCTCGAACGCCTCAGGGATATCGACATTTTGAAGGGGCGGAAATAGGCCGTAAATAATAACATTCAATATCAACAGTGCAGGTCATTTAAGGCGGATTCAATCAGGGTGCCAACCCCGTTGAACCCGCCTTTTTTTGAAGAAGGGGCAGTGCCAAAGCAAACGCAAAGTGGTGCCAAAGCGAGCGCGCCGCAACAGCTGCTTTAGATT